TGACTGGGCTGGCATTTCCGAACCCGGCTCGCACGACGGCAGACACCTGCACGATCACGTCGATGGTGCTGGGCGTCGGGCTGTCCACCAGCGAAAACGGCAGGCTCAAAACTTGGGAAGCGCCATTGCCGACCGGCGAGGAAACCAGCACCGGATTTCCGTCCTGGATGATTTGGAATCCGCAATGGGTGTCACCGTTGGGAGCAGGGCTAACACCAACAACAGGAGCGCTGCCCGTGAACGTCACATTGAGGCAGCAGTTGGTCGCTGGGCCGGTGTATTGGAACGTGCCCGTCCAGTAATAAAACGCCTGCTGCACATCATTGGAGAATGCTGTCCCCACAATGGCAGGCGAGACAGCTGTCAGGTTGAACGTCTCGCCGGTGGCGCTGCCGGAGACTGTTCCCGTTCCGGGTCCGACGAAAAATCCGCCATTATCCCGCTCACTCAGATCAGTGCCACCGTCCCAGATAAGGTTGCTGAACGCACCGCAAGTGCTGCCTACATCGAGTGTAAATGTTCGGGTGCAGATCATCCCTGGTCTTCCACCGCAATGGTGAAGGAGTAGCTTCCGCTGGTGGTCGGAGTTCCGGAGATGATTCCCGAACCGGCATTGAGCGTCAGCCCGGGCGGAAGTGATCCAGCAACCACAGTGTAGTCAAAAACTCCCACCGGAGTTCCGCCGAGCACCAGGGTCGTCGAATATGGCGTCCCATTTACGGCGGCGGTCAGCGTCCCAAAGTTGGTGATGCCGAACACTTCCATGGTATAGGTCCTTTCGCCGAATGTCCCGGAAACATCGGTGGCCCGAATTGTGAAAGTAAAATCACCGGCCGTGGTCGGAGTTCCGGAGATGACGGCATCGCTGCCGCCCAGATCGGTCAAGGTCAACCCATCTGGCATGGCGCCGCCCACCAGCGTGAAGACTGCATCAACAAAGATGCCGGTTGCAGAAATGCCCAAGGCCGCCGGAGTCCGATAGCAAATGCGATTGGAAGCCAGATCCGTCAAGCAGATGGCCGAAGCCGCTGCCCGCACGCACGCCAGTGAGTAAGCCTGCGTATTGGCGGTCAGCTGATTGAAGGCGCCAATGACGCCCGCCGGCACGGTGTAGGAATTAACGCCGCCGTTGGGACAGGGCACAGTGCAGGTCTGGGCCGTGTTGTAGAAGACCGTTCGGTTCCGGCGCAGCGTGGGTTGGCTGTTCGGAATGTTCGGATTGTAGTCCGGATTCGGCGTGGAGATGGGCCAGTCCGTGGCCGTGCAGAGCACGTTCTGAAGTTGAGCACACAGATCGGCATCGGCCTGCGACGTGGAAGAGACGCAAAAGCCAAGACAGCCCACGGCATAAAAGAACTGCCCCAGTGGTGGCTGCCCGAGGGTGTAGCCACGGCCAATGAAGTTGTCCACGTCGGGAGATTCCGAGGACAGGTTCAGGTAGGGATTGTTCGGATCGTTCGGCGCTAACCCACGAGTCCCGGCGGGAGCAGGAGCGCACGTTGGACATGGATTCTCGCATTCAAAGGCCATATCAGCAGGTGATGTTTTGGTAGAGCTTGCGGCCCACGTTGACGGCGTGCAGGTAGAGCCCGCGAACGCGGCAGAAGCCCGTGACCGTTAGCCGCACCTGGAACTGGTAGGCCAGATCAGAGGGCCGGGCCGTCGCCGTGCAATCAGTGGGCGGCTTGGGCAGCGTCATGGTCGCAAAGTAAGACTCCAAGCACGGCGTCAGCGGATACGAATACGGGTTAGCCACCGTCTCATTGGAATTCTTGGTGGAGCACTTCTTCCAGATGTGCCACTGAATCCAGCATGCCTGCCCATCGGGGCGATACTCCATGGCGAACTGCACCGTGCCGAACAGGCGATCAATCCAGAGCTCAGCGCCTACCAGCCGCTTGAGCTGGTTTTCATCGCCCCAGGTGAAAGATGGGAATTCCACCACCCATGTGATTCGAGCCTCCCCATTGAGAGTGCTGTTATCAAAGCGGGTGCCTGCGATATACTCCCAGAGTTGGATGCTGTGATCAATCTGTGATCGGGCGGTAGCAAACGCACGCTCACGGCCGCCGAAATCTCCGGTGCTGAGCTGAAAGAAATCCAGACCTTCATACATGCCTTCCCAGTTGGGTTGCTTGTCCTTGCTGAACGAACTGATGGGCGTGAAGTCCATCGGAATCACGGCATGGCTGACCACCCCTTGATCAGTTCGCACGGGCAGCGAAGTTTCCCACAAGCGGTTGTCGTGATACATGCCGCTGGAATACTTGAGCAGCGCCCGGTCGTTGTATTGCAGGATGCGGGTTTCGTTGGCGCTGATAGCGATGTTGCCCCACTGGTTGAAGTAGCGGGTGGCCTGCAACAGGGACCGGATTCCCGGTTCCAACGACTGGAAGAAAAGGTCGCCGTTGACCGGCGTGACCGACGTATCGTTGACCCAGCCATTGGCCAGTTGCACCACGGTCATCAGCGGCTGGTTGCTGTTGGTGGCAGCGATCCAGTCCGCCCGCGTTACCGGCACGTTCAAGGCGTAGATGGCCTTGGTGGTGCCCACGAACAGGCGGCCCTGCCCCAGGGCGGCGTCAATGTTGGCGCTGTGCTTGATACCCCGGATGATGTTGCCGTCACTGGAAGGGATGGTGAATCCATCGCCACCCAGCACCATGGGATTCTCCGTCACGTTGAGCACGGAGTCGGTGAAGTCGTAAGCCAGAGTTCCGGACGGGCCGCGAACAATGTCGCCCGCAGAAACCTGCCGGCCCTGGGAATACCACAGCCGGCCCATGAAGTAGTCCATCACGTCCGCAGCGGGAATCTCGTTCACGCCCGGAGTTCCGGGCGCCACGGCCGTATTGGTGATGCCCTTGCTTCGGCGCAGGGTTTGCCCATCCCAGATGAATGGCAGCGTCGTGCCGTCGCCCACCTGGATCACCAGGAATCGCTCCGCTTGGACGAACTTGGCCCGGTAATCTCCCGGCGGATTGAATTGCGGACTGTTAGCCGGAAAGGCTACCGTCAGGTCCAGGGACTGACCGGAGTCGATGTTGTAGATGATGATGTGACCGCTGATCGAATAAACCAGGTAGGGATTTGCCCCCACCGGGTCATACATGAACTGGCCCTGGAAATATCCGCTCTTGTCGTGGATGGTGGCCAACTGCGTGAAACCCGACCGACAGGTAATACCGCCGTCTCGCAGGCTGGCGTTGTCCAGCCAGCACAGCTGGTTGCGTTGGATGCCGTTCGGATTCTTGGGCGACTGGATGGTGGTGGTGGCCTGCGAGTCAACTCCGCCCGACCAGTCAACCGAACCATCCGTTATGATCATGTCCGTCCCAGCCATAGCATTGGCCTGACCCTGCTTCAATACCCCAATCTTATCAAGCAAAACCATGGAAGCTGAACCCAAGCCGGCCTGGCCCAAGTCGCCGTTTACCCCCAAGTCCACCAAGTCCAGCAACTACTTCGTTCGCTACAATCTCAAGTGGCCGGTGAGCCGTGACCCGCTTTCCCTGGAGCTGGAGATGATCCGGCATGGCGGTCAGTGGCGGAAATCCAACGGTGAGCTGGCCGGTAACGGCCTGTTTTACCACTTCCGCCGCTTCCAGGAGATCGCCTGGCCCACCAAGATTTGGGAGAAGGGGCCGTTCAAGAACCACTGGGCGGAGAAGTGCCTGGAGACGTATCTGAACTACACCTACATCGGCGCCATGGGGTGCGCCGGGTCCGGAAAGTCGGACTCATTCGGCGGCAATGTCCTTACAGACTGGTATGCCCATTCGGATTGCACGACGGTGCTCGTCAGCTCCACCGATCTCAAAAGCCTTGAGCTGCGGATTTGGGGCATGATCAAGAAGTATCACAAGGCCGCCAAGGCGCTGAACCGGTGGATTCCCGGGTATCTGATCGAGGGCAAGCAGATGCTCACCCTCAACCCCCGGGCTGACGCCGACGAGGGCCGCGACTTCAAGAACGGCATCATTGCGGTGGCCTGTAAGAAGGGCAGCCAGTTCGTCGGGCTCGGGCCGCTGATCGGTATTCACAACAAAAGGGTAAGGCTGCTGGCCGACGAGTGCAATCTGATGCCCCGGGCGTTCCTGGACGCCGCCTCCAACTTGTCCAAATGCGAAGACTTCAAGCTGGTGGGGCTCGGAAATCCGAACGAGACGACCAACGCCCACGGCTTCCTGTGCGAGCCGTCCACGGAACTGGGTGGCTGGGAGGGCGCTGTTGACCAGACCCCGGGCACCAAGACATGGCCCACCCGATTTCCGAACGGCATCTGCATCCAGCTTCCGGGCAGCGATTCGCCCAACATGCAGGTGGAGTTGGGCGAGCCAGCGCCGTTCCCGTTCCTGATCACCCGCCAGCAGATGATGGATGACGCCAAAATCTGGGGCGTTGACGACTGGCATTACACGATGATGAACGAGGCCAAGATGCCTCGCGGTCAGGGAACGCGGCGGGTGCTTACCCGTCAGTCATGCGTGAAGTTCGGGGCGTTCGGAAATCCGAACTGGCGGGACTCGCGGCGCACGCGGATCGGATTCCTGGACGCAGCCTACCGGGGCGTCGGCGGTGACCGCTGCGTGTTCGGAGAGCTCCAGTTTGGGCTGGAGGTTGAGCCAGAGCGGGAGGACAAGCTGGTGTCCAACATGATCTCCCAGGCTCCGGATTTCGCCACTGGCCGCCACATCGTCGCCCTGATCGACCTGGTGAGCATTCCGATCAGCTCAATCCAGGGCGCTGAGTCACCTGAGGACCAGATCGTGGCGTTCGTGATGAAGGAGTGCGGCAACCGGGGGATCGACCCGCAGAACTTCTTCTACGATGCCGGCATGCGGACCTCGCTAGTCACTGCTTTCTCCCGCTTGTGGGACCCGCTGGTGAACTCCGTGGACTGCGGTGGCAAGCCGTCCGAGGCGATGGTCAGCTCGGAAATCCAGGTGCCCTGCCGGGACTACTACTCCAAGTTCGTGACCGAGCTCTG